CGCCTACATGAACGCCGTGGTGGAGGCCAAGCTCGGCCAGTACCTCTTGGCCGTCTACCTGTCGAAGGTGCAGTCGGCGCAGCACTCCGACCTCGTGTACCGGTGGCAGGGCGTCGCCAACTGCGAGTCGGGCGGCAACTGGGCCATCAACACCGGCAATGGGTACTACGGGGGAGTCCAGTTCCTCTTGAGCACCTGGCGCTCGGTGGGTGGCTCCGGCTACCCCCACCAGAACTCCCCGGCCGAGCAGGCGTACCGCGCCGAGATCCTCAAGAACCGCGCCGGCCTCGGGCAGTGGCCGCACTGCGGGCGGTTCTACCGGGGGTAGGGAAGGTGTGGGTGGAGGGGAACCGAGGAGCGACCGGTGCGCCGGCGTGACCGAACTTCCCTCCACCCGCTTTCCCTGGCACCTGTGACCCATCGGGAGTTTCGTCACCTGACGTAACGCTCAGGTGGAGAAGCCGTATCACACTGCGGTAGTGTCATACGCATGGGACGAAAGATCGCAGACGAGCCACGCAAGAAGCCACTGTGTGTGCGCTTCACCGAGGCCGAGGTCCGGGTGATCGACGCCAAGGTGGGGAACCGCAACCGGTCCGACCTCCTGCGCCGCATCGTGATCGAATGGTCCCGGCGCGAGGGTGACGATTGACCCTGGCTGATATCACCGAGCGCACTTGGCAGGAGCAGGTCCGCGAACTCGCCAGCATCCTCGGCTGGAAGGTGATGCACGTCCGTCGCTCCATCGGCAAGGGGCAGCGGTGGACGACGGCCACTTCGATCGTCGGGTGGCCCGACCTGTTCCTCTACCACCCCGGCCGGGGATGGCACTGCGCCGTCGAGCTCAAGAGTCAGTCGGGAAAGACGACCCCCGAGCAGGACGGGGTGCTCGACGACCTGATCGCTTCGGGGGTCCCAGCCTTCGTGTGGCGCCCGTCGGATCTGGACGCGGTGCGCTACGTCCTACAGAACGGCCCGACCTAGAGGTTCTGCTCGACCGGCAGGAAGCCTCGCGCCTGCGCCACTTCCAGCGGCTCGTCGATGGTGGAGTCCAGGGCCACGGCGACGAGGCACTTCTCGCAGCACCCGTCGGGCACGTCGGAGGCGTCGGCCAGGGTGACCCGCAGGTCGGCCACGTCCGCCGGCGCGAGACCGCAGTGCGCGGTGAAGCGGTCCTTCTCCGGGTTGCGGGCGTGGAGGCGGCCACGGAAGGGGAACCACTGCACGCTCACTGCAACCACTCAGCGGTCTCGTCCATGGCCGTCACCCTAGCCGCTTGCGATCCTTGTATCGCTTGGATGCGTCAGCCATGCAGCGACGGCAACGACGGTTGCCCTGCGGGTTGATGTACGTGTTTGCCTCGTCGAACTTGTGACCCTTGGCGCAGTGAGTTTGCCGGGACTTCCTTGCGGCTATGGAGTTACTCCGCAGCGTGTTGTCTCGGGGGGTCGTCGGTCGCAGGTGCTCTACGTTGACGCATCGCCGGTGAAGGCACTTGTCACCCTCCTTGCAGGCGTCGGGGTCATGGCAGGTGTGGTCGAGTTCCATCCCCTCAGGGATCGGCCCGACGAATAGCTCGTAGGCGGCGCGGTGGGCGGCCACCTTGCTCCCCTTGCGCGACAGGTTTCCGTAGCCCCCTGCCCAGATGTTCCCCGTGAAGTAGATGCACCCGTTGGGCTGCGGCTCCATCCGTTGCAAGAGGTTCTCGGGCCACTCGTACCGGATGTTCCCGCCGAGCGGGTCACCATGGTGCCTCCACCGGGACCAATGGCGGTAACACCAACCGCGGATCAGGCGTCCCTCCGACTCGCATCCTTCTACGGCGCACCCCATATCGACAGTCTACTCCGTAGTGCTACATAAGCCAGCGGCGAAGTGCGACGACCATCTCGCCGCTCAGGTTGGACACGGGGAACCGCATGAGTTCCTTCGCCACGATCTCGGCCGACAGCCTCGGCTCCGCGGCGGGTGACGGGGTGACCTCGGGGAGTTCTACCCGCTCCCACTCGGGGGAGTCCGCGGCGTCGCGGAGTGCTCGGGCCTCACGGTAGGTCGTGTCCGGCGTGACCTGCCCGGCCTCGATGGCGCGCTGCAATCGTTCGGCGGGGAGGCGGGACAACTCGAACAGGGTCGTGTAGTGGCTTGGGAGGGCGGAGCGCATCTCGGGCTCGGTGGTGGCGAACGCTCGGGTCACTGCCATGAGCCGCTCGGCCTTGTCGATCCCGAACGGCAGCGCGGTGGACACCCACTCCATGAACCGGCCGGGGTGCTCGACCTTGGCTGCCAGCAACTCTCGCCCGATGTCCATGGCCGCGGTTTCGAGCGCCCCGTAGATCCGTTGGGTGCGTTCCTCGAGCGGTACGACCACTTCGGGCTGTTCGATCTCCGCCAAGGTCATGGACCGCCGAGCATACACCTGCCCCTTCGCACGCGCTAGCGTGGGCGACCATGACCGCCGAAGGTGCTGCCGGGTTCGTCCCTGCGGGCTACGTCGCGTGCCGCTGTGGCGCGTTGAAGGTGGAGGGGACGCTCCGCAAGGGGCTGTGCGCCGAGTGCATCCGCGCCGGGGTCCACCACCTCGAACTGGTGCGCCTCGACGAGCGCCCGGCCCCGAAGCGCCCCACCCGTGGCCGGAAGAACAAGCCGCTGACCGACGAGGCGAAGGACCGCAAGCGCCGCTGGAACCGCGCCCGGTCCCGCGCCCTCATGCGCCTGGCGCGCCTGCACCACCCGCTGTACGAGGTGCTGCTCGCCGAGGAACTCGCCACCGAGGGCCTCGATCCCCGACTCGACGTGCGCTCCCCCGGCGCCGGTGGCTTCGAGCGGGAGATGCGCTCGAACGCAGGCTAGAAAGGGTCCCATGTCGCGCCCCATGGTCTCCGACCCGATCGGTCACGTCACCGCCTCCGCTCAGATCGTGGACCTGTCCAAGTCGGTGGAGGTCCGCCGCCAGCGCCTCGCCCGCCGTGAGTGGCAGCGCTACGTCTGGGGCTTCTACCGGACGCTCCCCGAGGTCCGCTACCCGGCCAACTACATCGGCAACGCCCTCAGCCGCTTCACCATGAGGCCCGCGCTGCTCGACCCCGACTCCCCCACCGCCGACCCGCGAGTCCCCGAGTCCAAGAACCGACCGGCGATCATCGGCGCCGCCGAGGACATCCTCGCCGGGTTGGAAGGTCCGCAGGGTGGCATCGGGGAGATCCAGCGCCGCTACGGGCTGAACATGAACATCGCCGCCGACGGCTACCTGTTCGCCCCCCCCACCGAGCGCGGACGCGACGCCGAGTGGGAGTTCCTGTCGACCAACGAACTGCGCTTCACCGAGTGGCGCGGCGCCGGGGAGCGCGCCTGGCGCGACCCGCTCGGCTCCGGGGACGACCCGACCGAGGACGACCTGATCCCCGACAACGCCTACCTGCGCCGGTTCTGGTACTCGCACCCCGAGTACAGCCAGCAGGCCGACGGCCCCCTCGAGGCGCTCAAGGACGACTGCCAACGCCTCCTCGACCTGAACGACTCGATCAGCGGGCGCATCCTGTCGCGCCTCGCCTCGGCGGGCATCCTGTTCATCCCGAACTCCATCTCCATGCCGATCACCCCGCAGCCGGAAGGCTCCGACCTCGCGGACATGGACCCGGTGATCGCCACCATCATCGACATGATGCAGAAGGCGATCCAGAACCGCGGGACCGCCGCTGGGGTCATGCCGATCATCATGCGCGGCTCCGACGAGGCCGGCGAGAAGATCAAGCACATCACCCTGGACCGGGTGATCGACGAAGGCGAGATGCGCCTGCGCGACGAACTGCGTACCACCATCACCCGCGGCCAGGACCTCCCCATCGAAGTGCAGACGGGGATGGGTGAGGCTTCCCATTGGGCCAACTGGTCGATCTCGGACTCAACGGTGACCAACCACCTGCAACCACCGGCCGACCGCTTCGCCGATGGCCTGCTGCGTGTGTTCCTCCGACCAGCGCTCGCCGACAACGGATTCCCCCAGCAGGAGATCGCCACCGTCACGGTCATCGCCGACGGGTCCAATGTCGTCACCCGCCCGAACGCCGCCGAGGACTACCGCCAACTTCACGACCGCATCACGGTCAGCGACAAGGTGCTGCGCGAGAAGTCGGGGGCGGAGGACGCCGATGCACCATCGGAGGAGGAGTACGTCCGCATCCTTGGTCGCCAGATCAAGAGTCCGTACCTCGCCACCTTCGGCATGGACGTGGCCGAGTCCTTCGACTGGGAGAAGATCGAGGCGGGCAAGCCTGCTGGCGCACCCGGCGTCGGTGGGACTCCCTCGTCGCGCCTGCCCGCCGACTCGTCCAAGCCCGCTGGGGCGCCGGGGGACGTGAGGAAGTAGCACGGCGTGACATGGGGCTGACCCCTGTGCGATCCTTCGCGCCAGTCTCCAAGGAGGACCCATGCTCGACACCCTGACGCCGATCAAGACCTTCGGCTCGCACCCGGACGCGCCGCCCGAGGGGATGCTCACCGGCATCTACTTCAACGACATGGTGAAGCTGAACCTGCGCACCGCGGACGGCCGGCTGCTCCGCGACAGTGGGTTCGGCACGCGGGAACTGCCGATCGCGTTCTCGGTGATGACCGCCACCCAGCACGGCGAGTCCGGCCGGGCCGAGGTGTCCGGCATGGTCGATCTGATCGAGGTCTACGACGACGGTTCGGTCAAGGCGCGGGGCTGGATCATGGACACGCCGTCGGCGCGCATGGCGGGTCGCATGGTGCAGATGAAGGTGCTGCGCGGCAACTCGGTCGAGCTGTCCGTGAGCAACTACGAGGTCGACTTCGACCTCGAGGCCATGAAGCTCCTGATCGACTTCACCGACTACCAGATCAGCGCCACCACCCTGCTCGCCAACCCGGCCATGGAGGGGTGCTTCGTGGAGTTGGAGGACCCCGAGTTCGACTTCGGCGAGCCGGTGATGAGCGAGGACGCCATCACCGCTGCGTCGTCGTTCACTGAGGGTGCCTTCGTGCCCACCATGCCCGGTGTCGCGCTCCCTGCCGGCGTCGGAGCGTTCTCCGTGCTGGAAGCCGACGCCGAGGTCACCGTGGACGTCGACCCGTCCGCCCCGCCGTCCGAGTGGTTCGCCGACCCCGGCTTCGACGAGGTGACCCCCGGCCGCATCCGTGCCGCCGACGAGCACGGCCGCATCGAGGTCTACGGCCACATCGCCGCGTGGGGTCGGCCGCACCTCGGGGTGCCCGGCACGACCCTCATGGCCCCGAAGTCGCGCTCGGGCTACGCCTACTTCGCCAACGCCGAGGTGCTCACCACCGACGGCGAGTTCCTCCCGGTGGGCGTGCTCACCTACGGCGGCAACCACGCGGCCAAGTCGCTCGACTGGCGCGAGGCGCAGGCCCACTACGACGACTCGTGCAACGCGTGGGCCGCGGTCGCGGTGGGCGAGGACGAGTTCGGCATCTGGTATCACGGCTACGTGCTGCCCGGCACCGACAACGACGTGGTGACCCGCTGCCGCTCGCTCGGCATTTCGGGCGACTGGCGACGCATCGGCGGCAACCTCGAGATGGTCGCCGCCCTGTCCGTCAACGCCCGCGGCTTCCCGCTCGCCCGCCCGTCGGCCTTCACCGAGTCCGGTCGCCAGACCTGCCTCGTGGGCGCCGGTGCCATCGCGCCGCTCGATGCCGACGCCGGCCTGCTCCGCGACGGCTACGTCCCGCTCGACCCCGAGTCGCGGGTGGCGCTCAACATGGTCGCCAACTTCGCCAAGCGCGCCGAGGCCAAGGAACTGCGCGAGGAACTCCTCGCCGACCAGGCCGCGGAACTCGCCGACATCGAGGCGGCGCTCTGATGGGCTGCGGCTGCTCGAAGAACAAGTCGGCGAAGCCGAAGCGGAAGCCGAGAGGGCGCTAGACTTCTCCTCGCTTCCTAGGCACTTCTCGCATCCCCCGGTGGCAGTGCCGGGGGATGCGTCGCGTCTGTGGGTCCGCGACGTCGCGGAGTCGGCGTCTCACATCTATCGAATCGCGCCGTTCGGCTGGACATGGGTTCGATGGTGCCGTGACACTCAGCGCCACGAGGGGCCTCCGCCCCTGCTCACCCACAGGAGCACGCAATGTACTTCCCGGCCATCCCCGAGAACCTCAGCGAACTGAGCGACGAGGCCCTCGCCACCCTGCGCGCCGCACTGCGGACCTTCGCGCTCGACGTCGTGACTCGCGCCAAGAGCGAGAACCTCAGCGACGACGACATGGGCAACGCCCGGCTCGCCAAGGCCACGATCGACCAGATCGACGCCCTGTCCTCGCAGCGCGCCGAGGCCGCCGCCGAACTGGCCGACCTCGAGTCCTCGTTGGAGGACGAGCCCGAGGCCGACGAGGACGCCGACGAGGCGACCGACGATGGCGACGAGGACGAGGACGGCGACGACCTCGGTGACGAGTCCGGTGACGACACCGAGGACGAGAGCGACGAGGCCGTGACCGCCTCTGCCCGGCCCCGCGCCAAGGCCGACCCCGCCCGCACCTCGGCCAAGGCTGGTGGCATCACCAAGGCCCCGACCGCCCCCGACGCCCTCGCACAGAAGTTCACCGCCCTCGCCGGCGTGAGCGGCTTCTCGGCCGGTGACCAGTTCGAGTCGATGCACGACGTGTCGGCGGCGCTGGTGGAGCGCTTCAAGGACATCCAGGGTGGCGGCACCGAGCGCATCGGCGTCGCACAGATCAAGGGCCGCTTCGCCGAGGGCACCGACCTCGAGCCGGGCCTGATCGGCTACGGCGACCCCACCGACGCCATCACCGCCGGCCTGGACTGCGTGCCCCGCGAGCCGATCTACGACGTCGGCTGCGACTCCTCGCAGGCCCGCCCGTTCGCCAACTCGCTCCCCAACCGCCGTGCCCCCCGCGGCGGCTACAGCGTCTACCCCTCGCCCAAGCTGTCGGACGTGACCGACGGCTCCTCGGGTGACGGCACCGGCGCGTGGGATCGGTCCGACGACGCCGTGGACTCCGGGTCGGTCAAGTCGGCCTGTGCGGTGATCCCGTGCGGCACCCCCGACGACTACGACATCTGGGGCGTGTACCGCTGCCTCACCGTGCGCAACCTGCACCAGATGACCCACCCCGAGCTGGTGGCCGCCTTCATCAACAAGCTGGGCGCCCTCTGGTCCCGCCTGGCCGAGACCACCCTCATGAACGCCGCGCTGAACTCGCCCAACCTGGTGCCGGTCGACGGCATCGTGCAGGACGACCTCGGCGCGACGGTCAACATCCTCGACAACCTCGTGCAGACCGCCATGGTCTACACCGAGCAGGAGCGCTACGACGACGGCATCCGCTTCGGCGTGTGGCTCCACCGCTGGGTGCTCACCCTGCTCATCCGTGACTGGATGCGCACCCCCAAGTACAACCCCACCATGGCCGATCTGGTCGCTGCCCGCGGCGAGGTGGAGGCGGCGTTCTCCCGTGCCGGGTTCAACGTCCACTGGGTCATCGACAGCCCCGAGGGCTGGGCCGAGATCGGCACCCAGACCGCCGGCGACCTCGAGGGACTGCCGGTCCGGGCCGACATGCTCATCATGCGTGAGGGCAACACCGCCCGGCTCGACGAGGGCTCCATGACCATCGGCGTGACCAACCGCACGCCGTGGGACAAGGACGACATGGCCCGCAACCAGTTCACGATGTTCTGGGAGTCCTACGAGGGCCTGATCGACTACGGCTGCCCGTCGTACTCGCTCAAGATCGACGGCATCTGCGCCAACGGCCTCGTGAACTACGCGCCGGCCGAAGCGCCCGTCTGCGGCTCCTGATCTGATCCGACCCTGACCCGAACCCCCCTCGGGTCAGGGTCGGCCGATCACCGGGGGAGAAGGAGTTAGGGTGCTGTCGTGAGTTCCGACAATCCCATGCCCCCCGTCATCATCGCAGCACCCCGGCTCCGCAAGCGGCCCCGCGGCCTGCTGCTCGATGTGGCGGAGCCGATCACCGAAGGCGAGATGGACCGGTTCGCCGGCGGGGTGACGTTCTGCCCGCAGGGCTGCGCCAACCTCACCGCCCACGAGGACCTGTTCTGCGACGAGGTGCAGATCCCCTCGGCCGGCCCCACCACGCCTGAGGCGGAGACGTTCCACTCGTTCACCGTGGTCGGGCGCGAGGACGCCCCCGAGCGGTTCGAGAAGGATCTCGCCACCGGCCGGATCATCCAGCGGTTCGACACCCAGATCAGCGCACAGGTCGCCCGCGAGCTCGCCACCGGGGCAGAGACCGCGAACCCGTCCTTGCAGTCCGAGGCCACCGGCATCGTGACCGGCCCGGTCGACGTCGAGGACGCCCTGTACGCGTTCGACGACCTGTTCTCCGCGGTGGACAACGCCCAGGGCACGATCATGGCGACCCCCGCCACCTTCGGCCTGCTCGTCAACGCCTACGACGTGACCGAGGAGAACGGCGTCTACCAGACCCCGACCGGCCACTTCCTCGTCGGCGACTCCGGCTTCGACGGAGTGGGCCCGGCCGACGAGTCCGACCCCGAGGAGTCGTGGGTGTACGGCATCCTCGGCGTGCCCCGGTACTGGCTCGGCGAGCGACGCCAACTCGGCACCGAGTCCGCCCGGTTCGACATGAGCCGCAACTCCTACGCCACAATCTTCGCGCAGCCTGCCCTCGTGGCCTTCGAGAACTGCCTGGTCATCGCCGTCGCCGTGACGGTCCCTACTGTCGTCGCCGGGTCGTGATGCCCACCTACTACGACTACGTGGCGCGCCCGGACGCCCCGAACCCTGATTCGCCGGCTCCTTTGTTCACAGACCGGTCCACGGTGTCGACCACTTCGACCGATGGCACTGAGGACGACCTGATCTTGAACATGGTGCCCGCTGGCCGCCTCGCCGCCGACGGCGACCGGATCGACTTCGAGTATTCCCTCTACGGTGTCGCCCACGCGACCGCGACCCGCCGCTATCGGGCGTACTTCGCAGGCACCGCGTTCACCGACTCGAACAACCTGGCGGCGACGGCCGGGCACTGGGCGGAGGTCCAAGGGTCCATCATCCGGGTCTCCGCTACCGCTGTGCGTGTGCTGTTCGAGCTGGTCGCCGCGACGAACACCACGAAGCAGGTCATCGCAGTGGTGATGGGCAAACTCGACATCACCGGTCTGGACCTGACCGAGACGTTGGCCTTTCGTGTCACAGGGACGGCGGCCGGCACGGGAGCGGCCCCCGGCGATATCTCCCTCATGGGTGGAGTCTTGACCTTCTACCCGGCCCCATGACCTAGGCTGGCGACATGCCTGACGCCGCCATCGGAACGCTGTGCGGCCCCTGGGCCGAGTTGGAGGATCTGCCCGAAGGGTGCCCGTGCCGCACCGAGGGCTCGGGCGGTGAGGACCCCTCCGACACCGAACTCGAGGAACTGCTTATGCAGTCCACCGAGGTCATGTGGGAGCTGCTCGCCTACCCCGCCCTCGGGGAGTGCCCCCGCACCATCCACCCGTGCCGGACCAACCTCGGGTACGCCCCGTCGAAGGCGGTGCGGGAGGCGACCCTGCGGTGGGGGACGTGTGCCTGCTGTGGCTGCGACGCCGTGGTGCTCGCCGGGCCCATCGCGGACATCACCGAGGTGATCGTGGACGGGGTGGTGCTCGACCCGTCCGAGTACGAACTGCACGACAACTGGCACCTCGTCCGGGTCGACGGGACGTGGCCGATGGGCGGCGGCCCTGCATCCGAGCAGCGGTTCGTCATCACCTACGCGATCGGGGCGCCGGTCCCGACGCTGGTGCGCGACGCCGTGATCGAACTGGCGAACCAACTGTGGCTCGACCGGTGCGGCTCCGCCGACTCCCGACTCCCACGCGCTGCCACCGGGGCGTCGTCGCAGGGTGTGAGCTACTCGTTCTCCCGGCGCGAGGAGGTCGATCGAGTCAAGACCGCAGGCAGCGAACTGCCGACGGTCCGCAAGGCCGTGTCCACCTACAACCCGACCGGGGCGAGCCTGCGCACCCTCGTGTACTCGCCGGACCAGGACTTCAAGCCGAGGACCATCCGCACCTTCTGACTCCGCGACGTCGCGGAGTCGGCGTCTCACATCTATCTGTGGGCACCCACTCGGCTGGACATGGGATCAGGCCACGGTGACACTCGCGTCGAGACGACGGGCGAGCGCTCGTCACCGATCAAGGAGTCCCCATGGCTGACCTCGAGTCGATCTGCGTCGGACAGCGCCAGGCGTGTGCCCTGCGCGTCACGCGGCTCGACGCCGACTGCACCCCCGTCCTCGGCGCAGGCAACGGCGTCTGCACCGCGGGCCTCATCACCCTCAACGCCGACCCCGAGGTGGAGGAGGGCACGACCTTCCAGCCCAAGAACGCCTGCGGCGACATCCTCTGGACCGCCGAGGACGATGACAAGGTCCTGCGCTACACCGGCGACTTCGAGATCGGCCTGTTCGACTTCGAGCTCATCGAGTTGATGACCAACGCCAGCCTCCTCGTCGGCGCCACCGGCACCCCGTGGGAGGGCGAGAACATCGGTGTCGGGATGCCCGGCCCGTCCACCACCGCCTCCTACGGCGTGGGCCTCGAGGTGTGGGTCAAGAACGCCGGCATCGGCTCCGAGGGGCAGTGCGGTCCTGCGTCGGAGTTGCCGCCCTACACCCGCTACGTGTTCCCGCTGGTGAAGATCCGCCCCGGTGGGCGCACCTTCAACGGCGAGGCCGCCATGTTCACCGGCTCGGTCAAGATCAGCCCGAACCCGCAGTGGGCGGACGGCCCCTACGGCGACTGGCAGGCCACCACGGACTTCTCGACCGACCCCGACAAGGCGTACATGCAGTTCTTCGACGAGGACGTGCCCGAGACCGGGTGCGGCTATATCGTCGTGGGTAGTTGATCTAGTCACAGTACCCTGCTGATCCTGCACCTTGCGGCTTCGCTGCCTCCGGCCCCCACGACGACGTGGGGGCCGGTGCGCGTCTAGGGTGATGCCGTGATCCCACAGGTGCAGTGCGACGTCCCCGACGAGTTGGGCGGGTGCCTGTTCCCCATGGGCCAGGCCATCCTCGATGCAGTGGTCGCGGCGATCGAGCCCTACGACGACCCGGACACATGCGGGGACTGCACTGGCATCGAGGGCCTCGTGTCACTCGGGGAGCCGAACATCCCCATCGAGCAGGTCCGGGGCGCGCACGTCGCCGTGTGGCTGGTGGGCTACCAGCCGACCTCTACCTCGCAGGGCGGGTTCGATCGGGCCACCATCCCCGGCGCGTACCCGCTGACGTGGCAGGCGTCGTGGCGGATCGAACTGCGCGAGGGCTGCTACCCGATGCCGGTCGGTGAGGAGCAGATCCAGTTCCCGTCGCCCGAGTTGCTCCACGCGGTGAACTCGCACGTCTACGCCCACGGCGAGGCCGCCTACAAGGCCCTGTTCTCCGACTGGTACGCGGGGACCCTGTTCGACTACGCGGTGGACTGCCGGCCGGAGTTGCGCTTCGGGTCGCTCACCCCGCTCGCCCCGCAGGTGTGGATCGGCGGGTGGACCTGGGACGTGACCGGGGAGCCGCCGAGGGTGGCGACGTGATCTCCGGGCGGCTCAAGGTCGACCTCGGCACGACCCGCGAGCAGCGCATCCCGCACCTCAACTCCGACCCTCGCCGGCGCACCACCGCAGGCCGGATCATCAACAACGGGGTCCGGTCGTTCATTCGCGACCTGCACGACCTCGCCGTGGCCGAGTTGAAGCCCGGTCGCCCGCAGTCGCGCCGCCGATCGCAGGGCCCGGCCTACGAGGACTCGTTCGTCCCGCTCGAGAACCACGCCCCGAACATCGACCGGTTGGAGGGCGGGTTCAAGTCGGTCCACCCGAACGCGCTGCGGTTGGAGTACGGCACCCAAGAGCACGTCATCCCGTCGAGCGGCAAGATGCTGCGGTTCCCGTGGGACGGCCCGTCGATCCACGGTGGCCCCCGCAAGCCTCCCGGCTCGTGGCCGGTGGACTTCACCGACGACAACGAGCACTTCTCCCGAGGCGTGAACCACCCCGGCACCCCGGCCTACGCCTTCGTCAGTCGGACCCGTGCGAAGTACCGTCGAGCGGCTCGGGGCGGGGGTCGCCCCCCTCTGTCGTCGATGAAATAGCCTCAGCGTCGCCCTGAGCCTTCTTGCCTGCGTTGCGGTTCAGCAGTGCACGGAACTCGTCCACCTCGGCCTGAGCGGCTTCTGGGCGGCCCTGCGTGCCGAGCAGTCGGTCGCGCAGCTTCGACGACTCCGCCAGACGGCGCGCCGTGAACTCCGATGCTGTCACCGCTTCGTCGAGGAACGCCCACACGAGGCACGCCACGTCGTAGAGGTCGAGCTCGTCCGCCCCTGACGGGTTGCCGGCGGCGAGCAGTTGCCCGTGAACCAGATGTGAGCGCTCAGGCCAGAGCGCCCACAGGGTCAGGAGGGCGGATAGGGGGAGTCCGTTGTAGGCCGCCTCGATGACTAGGCCGACCAGTTCATCCAGCCACTCGGCCTCCACGTCGTCGTCCTCCATCGCGCGCTTCAAGTCGGTGGCGTCGAGCGAATGGGCCAACAGGAAGTCGACGTGGAACATCACGGCGCTGCGCTCTCCGTCAGCCACGGAGAGCAGTCGTTGTGCTTCTGGCTCGGAGACGCGAGGGCGCCCCATCCTCCACGAAGCGCCGAATGCGTCGAGGTGAAAGCGGGGCCTCATCGACGCCTTGACCGTTCAGCCCGACATGCCCTGCACATCCGACCCCCCTGTGGGTTCACGTAGGTGTTCACCTCGTCATAGGGGTGCCCTTGAGGGCAGTGGGTCTTGGCTGCCCAAGAGTTCGGGCTGGCGTTCGTGTTCTCGCCTTTGGACTTCGGCGCTAGGTGCGCGACGTTCACACAGCGACGATGCGGGCAGGTGTGATCGGTGATCGTGCATCCACTCAGGTTGTGACACTCGTGGTCGAGCGTCATGCCCTCGGGGATCGGCCCGACGAAGTGCTCGTAGGCAGCGCGATGGGCGAGGGCATTGCCTCCGTCCTTCCCAACCTGCCCATACCCAGCGAGGGTCAGTGACCCCGTGTAGTGGATGCACCCGTTGGGCTGTGGCTCCATGCGGGAGAGGAGGTTCTCTGGGAAGGTAAGGCCCACGCCCGCCACGGGGTCGCCGTGCGACCGCCATCGCTGGTAATGCTTGGCGCACCACCCGCGAGCGATTGCTCCGGTCGCGCACCCATCGACGGTGCACACGCCGCCACTGCCCGGTATACCCTTCGGCATGTTGGACCTCCCAGAAAGGTCTGACTCACGGAGGTCGCGGCTAGCACCGCGGCCTCCGGTCATTCTAGTCGCCTGATTCGGGAGCGGGCATATCCGAGTAGACCGCCTCTGTGAGTCTGTTCATCAAATCCATGAGGTCCTCGAGGTCCAGGCTGTCGTCGTTCTCGGCGGCTTCGATGAACTCGGCGCGCTCGTCGGGGTGGACGTGGGCCGCGAAGTACTTGGAGATGTAGACGGGGTTGATGTTGTCCCCGGCGTCCATGAGCTGCGAAGCGATGATCGAGTTGGGGCGGATCAGCCGCCAGTCCCGGCCGAACTCGGTGAGGGTGGCGCGGACCTTGACGGTCCGGCGCTTCCCTGTCACGGTTGGCAACTCGTCAGGATTTTGTGCGGTAGCCATGGCCGCGGAGCGTATCACGACTTCGGGACCATCGCGTATCACGGAATCCGCGACGTCGCGGAGTGCTCCCTCACGGTGTCTCGAAGTCGACCGGCTGGCGAGTTCGCACGCACAAGCGGGTTGTTGAATGACGGCAGTGCGCTACATGCCGCTTCGATGGCAGCCAAGGCGTCGAGGGCTTGGGCGATGGTGCGCCCGTCGGGTAACACGGCGGCGAGTGCGTCCGCCACGAGCCGGTCGAGCACCGTATCGGTCCAGCCTCGGCCGCAACCCATGTGGAGCGTCATTGCCTTGCGTGCGTCGTCGGACAGCGCCATCGACTCAGCCCTTCAACGCCGCGCCGATGACCATGGCGCTCACGACCTGCATGGCTTGGGCCTCGGTGAACCCGGCAGCGACGTAGGCGAGGAACAACTCGTGCAATTGAGCGGCGCCTTGGGCGAGCATGGTGGTCGGGTCCTCAGGACTGGTCATGCCACCTGTGTATCACATCTATCGGGATGGGCCAAGACGATGACCGGCCACCCCGTCTACTCTGTGCGCCGTGAGTGACTTCGGCGGGGACCTCGACCCCATCGTCCAGAGGTTCATCATCCAGATGGACCCGGTGCAGGCTGCGGCGTTCAAGGTCGCCACCGAGAAGGCTGTCCGTGCAGCGCAGCAGGCGATGATGAGGGAAACGACTCGGGGCACGTCGAAGGCAATGGCTGAGGTGACTCGCATCACCTTGGAGGCGACCCGGCGTCGCTACCAGCAACAGGAGCGGTTGGCGCTGACGGCGGGCAAGCGCGAGGGGGAGATCGTCAAGCGGACGGCCTCCACCGCACTCGCCATCCAGAAGCAGGCCGCCACTCAGGAGTTGCAGGTGCAGCGGCGGCACCAGGATCAGCGGACCAACACCGAGAAGCGGTGGCTGGCGAAGTGGGAGGAGACGACGCGCCGCCACTACTTCCGCATGAAGGGGCAGTACCGCGACGCGCAGCAGGACGAGGAGCAGTCCTCGCAGCGGCACCGCACCCGCATGGGCGATCACGAGCGCACGTTCTGGAAGTTCGTCTACGCAGAGTACGACGACTTCCTCAAGCGCCGACGCTCGCGCCAGCGCGCCGCCGAGTTCCAAGAGCTTGCCGACTCCAAGATCGCCGGTCGCAGGGCGTGGGAGCAGCAACGGTCGCAGAACTCCCGTGACCTGACGATCCTGCGCGAGCACCAGCGGCGGGTGACCAACTCGCACAAGGCGATGTGGAGCATCATCCGTTCCGCCACCGAGACTGGGGGTCGGTTCATGTCGTCCATCACCCAGTCGGCGCTTCGCTCCATGGGCAACGCCGTGGGGATCGGGCTGCGACGGATTACCAGCATCCACCGTCGCGAGCAGGACGACCAGCAGGACATCATGCGCAGGGGGACCAACCGCCAAGAGTCGATCCTGCGCGACTCGATGAACGACCAGACCCGGATCGTCACCCGCGAGCTCGCCCGCCAGGAGGGGGCGATGTCAGCGTTCCAGGCCACGGCGCAGCGCGGCGCCCTGCGCGGGTTCATGAACCTCCGCAACCTCGCGCTCGGTGGCGCCGGGTTCCTGTCGGCCCGCGCCATCTTCGGGCCCGTCGCCGACTACGAGCAGACCCGCATCGCCTTCGAGGCCCTGCTCGGCTCGGCGGAGCGGTCCGACGCGTTCCTGCGCCAGATGCAGAACTTCGCCAAGACGACGCCGTTCGACTTCGCCGGCGTGTCCGAGGGCGCCCGTCGCCTGCTCGCAGTCGGGTTCGCCGCCAACGACGTGATCCCGGCGCTGACCGACATCGGCAACGTCGCCGCCAACCTCGGGGCAGGCACCGAGGAGATCAACGGCGTGATCCGTGCCCTCGGGCAGATGAAGGGCAAGGGCAAGGCATCGGCCGAGGAACTGAACCAGATCAGCGAGCAGTTGCCCGGCTTCTCCGCCGTGGACGCGATCGCCCGGTCGCTCGGGATCACCGTGGCCGACGCCTTCGACATGATGAAGAAGGGCGCGCTGCCCGCCGACGTCGCGATCCAGGCGATCCTCCAAGGGATGCGCGACATGCCGGGCGCGGCATCGGCCATGGAACGCCAGTCCCGCACCCTGAACGGCCGGCTGTCCACCTTGAAGGACACGCTCGAGATCCTCGTGATCGACTCGCTGACCCCGTTCATCGACGAGGTTGCCAACGCCGTCGGCGCGTTCACCACCATGCTCGACTCGCTGTTCAACGGCCGCGGCGTATGGGCCATCGTCCGGTCCGGCCTGCTCGGCATCTCCATCGCCCTCGCCGCGATCGTCGCGCAGAAGGGTGCGGTGGCGATCATGCAGTTGATGGGCACCGCGCTCAAGGTGATCGCGGCGAACCCGCTGATCGCCTTCGTGGTCGCTGTGACCACTCTCGCCACGATCCTGTACCGGCACAACGACACCTTCCGCGAGTTCGTGGACGGGTTCCTCGGCCGGGTCGTGGAGTTCGTCACCCGCTACTCGGCGCCGGTCATCGACGCGTTCCGCGGCGTCGCGGAGTCCATCGGTGAACTGGCGGCGCAGGTCATGGACGGCGACTGGCGCAGCGCCGCCACCTTCCTGTCCGACTTCTTCACCGAGTCGTGGGACAACGCCGTGGCATGGGTGGAGGGCGGAGGGATCGGCGAACTCGCAGACCGAGTTCGCGAGCGCATCACCACGGCGTTCCAGCAGGTCGTCGACTCGCCCGCCGCGAACTGGCTGGTGGACTTCGGGACCGAGGCGTGGCTTCGGTGGCAGGAGTGGCTCGACTCCGGTGGTCTCGGGGACTTGGCAGAGTCCATCGGCGGCAGGATCAGCAGTGCTTTCTCTGCCCTCAGTGACGTCCTGTCCGACGTCGACTGGGATCGAGTTCTCGGCCCAGCCCTGGCGGTGGCTGGCGTCGCGGTCGCCGGACTGGTCCTCGGGTGGCCGGTCGCCATCGGAGGTGCGTTGATCGCTGGCATCATCGCCCTCAGCCCGCGGCTCCGTGACGGGCTGACCCAGTTGTTCGAGCGCGCGCAGGAGTGGATCAGCGATGCCTTCGATCGCATCGACTGGATGAAGGTCGGCACCACCATCTTGGAAGGACTGCGCCGCTTCGGTGAGTTCCTCGGCGGCCCCGTGGTGGGGGCGATCTTCTCCGAGACCGGACTCAAGATCATGGGTGCCATCGCCATCGGCATCGTCGCAGGCTACGGGGCCATCGCCCTCGGGTTCTTCCAAGGACTCAGCCAGTCGAGCCCCAAGATCGACGAGGCGATCGGCAACATCCTCGACGAACTGCTCGACAAGTTGCGCGACTGGATTCGGGGCCTTGACGGGATATGGGGGGCGCTGGCTCAGACGATCATCGGCCCGTTCCAGTTCATCTTTGGGGTCATCTCGGACGGGTTCGACGCTCTCGGCGAGGTCCTCGAAGGCTGGCGCGACATCGTCACCGGGATTTTCGCCGGCGACTGGGGGCAGGTGTTCGACGGGTTCAAGCATATCTGGTGGGCGCTGTTCCAGTTCTTGAGCGACGTCGTGTCCAGGTTCCTGACGTGGGCATACGACTCCTTCTCCCGCCTCGGCTCGACCCTGTGGGGCGCTGCGGTGGGAGGGCTGACCTGGGTGAAGGATCGGTTCTTCGCTTGGGGTGTGGCCGTCATCAACTTCTGGTCAAGCATCCCTCGGACCATGGCGGACGCCTTCACTGGCTTCGGTGGCCTGGTGATGGACGCGATAAAGGCTGGGTTCGGCGCGGCCACCGGGTTCGCGGCATCCATCGTCAACTCGATCATCGACCTCGTGAACCGCGAGGTGATCGACCGGATCAGCGGCATCACCATCGACCCGCCCGGTCCCGGACCGACTTTCAACGTCCCTGACTTGCCCCACATCCCGCACGTTGAGCTGGCGAAGGGCGGCATCGTCACGAAGCCCACCCTCGCCCTGATCGGTGAAGCGGGCCCCGAGGCCGTCATCCCCCTGTCCGGCAACGCTGCCGGGTCGATCCCGTTCACGATCAGCTTCGACGCCTCCATGATCGCAGCGCAAGTGGACGCCATCGTGTCGATCATGGCGCCGATGGGCGAGCGCCTGGTGGCCGCCACCACGCCGGGGATGCGGATGTGGGCCAACGCCGTCGAGCGGGTGCTCGGGCGCATCCTGTCCGGCTTCGAGACGTGGGGCGACCGGATGGTCAGCCTCGCCGTGTCCATCTCCGCCGCCATCACCGCGGGGATCACCGACGGGCTGCGCGAGGGCCGCTCCGAGGTCGTCCGCATCACGCGTGGCTACGCGCGGTCGCTGGTGGGCGCGCTGAACCCGCTGCTCACCGGGATCGGCGAGACCCCGATCGAGTTGAACTTCGCCAAGGGCGGGATCGCAGAGGCGCACCACGGCGCGCAGGTCCATGTGTTCAACGAGGGCAGGCGTGGCCGGGGGTCGTCGCACGGCGAGGCGTACATCCCGTTCGACCCGTCCAACCGGGCGCGGTCGCGTGAGCTCGCAGCGGAGACGGCCCGACGTCTCGGCGGCAACGTGCAGTGGTTCGCCGACGGTGGAATCACCACCCCGACCATCCAGTCCGGCCAGCTCGTGCCCGGCGTCACCGGCGACGTGGTTGGACTGGTGGCCGAGTTCGCCCGGCGCCTGTCCACTTGGTCGCTCGCCAACGGCGGCGGCTATCACGTCGGTTCCGGCTACCGGTCCATCGAGGAGCAGACCCGCCTCTACCAGCGATACCTCGCCGGGGTGCCCGGTCAGGCCCCCGCGGCGCCGCCCGGTCGGTCCATGCACAACTTCGGCCTCGCATCCGACGGCAACCACTGGCGGAACCTGCGCCCCGAGGAGTTCGGCCTGCGGTTCCCGATGAGCTACGAGCCGTGGCACGTCGAGCCCGCCGAGGGCAGGGCACTGCTCGGCGACACCGACTTCCCGTCGTTCCAGCCGCTCCCCCGCCCACCCGAGGCAGGTCAGCGCGGGTGGCTGTCGCAGGTGGCGGCCAAGCTCATGGCCTACGTCTACGACAAGACCCTCGCCTACGCCGGCGGCCTCTCCTACTCGGGGACGGCCCCCACCCTCGGCTCGGCCTCGGCTTCCCCTGCGATCCTCGCTGCGATCCGTCAGGCCATGGGCATCGTCGGCGTCCCGGCCTCGTGGCTCGGTCCGCTGCTCACCCTCATCTCCCGCGAGTCGTCGTTCAACCCGAACGCCTACAACTCCATCCTCGGGGCGAGCGGCCTCATGCAGGCGATCCCGTCCACGTTCGCCGCCTACGCACTGCCGGGCTACGGCGGCATCTTCAACCCGGTCGCCAACGTGATCGCCGGGCTGCGCTACATCCTCGCCCGCTACGGCACCATCTTCAACGTCGGGCAGGCCACCAGCCCCACCCCAACGCGGGGCTACTCCTACGGCGGGATCGTGGAGCGCGACGGGCTGTACCGGCTGGCGGAGGGCAACCGGCGCGAGGCGATCCTGCCGCTCGACAACCCCGGCCGCACCAACGAGATCCTCCGACGCCTCGGCCTGCTCCCCGACGACGGCGATCAGCGGGTCACCGTCGACTCGCTGCGGCCGGACTCCGCGGCGTCGCGGAACGCGGCTACGCTCGCCCCCGTGGTCGGGGAGATGAACGTGTACTCGAACGCCATGGACCCCGAGATCGTCGCCAGCCTCGCCGCAGCGAAGGTCAACCGGGTCGCTGCACGAGTGAGGGGCTGACGCCATGCTCATGGGCTGGCTGTGGCTCGATGACACCGAGGTCCTCAACGACTCGCGCCTGCTGGCGAACCTCGAGTGCAACGTCAACAACGTGTCCTTCACGCTGTTCGACGACCCGTGCCCCGGTTTCAGCCTCGACCCCAAGTCCGACCCGATCTGGGAGCCACTCGACTACTCGTCGGTGGAGGCTGCGCCCTGGTACACGAGCGGCATCCCGTGGGCCGAGGAGTTCCTCGGCTTCCATGTGGAGGAGTTCACCATGGGCTCCACCATCGAGCGCAGCGTCAACCCCCGCGGCACCACCGCAGGGGGAGCGACCATCGGGCCGCTTCACCGCAAGCACCGCGAGTTCTCTGTGGAGGTCATGGCGATCGCCACCTCCGACCGGGGGATGCAGTACGGGTTCGATTGGCTGTCGCAGCAACTCGCGCCGTCGGACCCGTGCGGCACGGCCACCGGCCTCATCCGACTCGCCTGTCCCGGCGTGGACGGCAACGAGCCCTACCACGACCTCTACGAGATCCGCGACGTCGGCGTGCTCGACGGGCCGGTGTTCGGGGACAGCCCCTTCAAGCACGCCGGCTGTGTCGCCCGTTCCATCACCTTCACCCTCGTTGCCGGCGACCCGTGCCGCTACTTCGTTCTCGCCACCTCCAAGATCGAAGGCGAGACCCACCCGCTCAACCTCGACGGCGACTGCGGCACCGCCTCCACCCAAGCCGAGTTCATCTGCCCGGTCGACGGTCTGCCCGAACAGCGCTCGTGCGTGGAGACCTACGGCGTGGCGCTCGGCCAGCGCGATGTGGACATCATCGTCGACGCTGGGGCGGACGGGGCCGCCGCCACCCTCGTCCGCGGAGCGATCAACCCCGGCTTCCCCTACCTCGATGGCCTCACCTCGGCGGTCGGGGAGTACGCGGCCACCTCGGGGATCACCGACCTGGACACCCTGGACGTGGTGGTCCTCGCATTCTCCCTGAACCTCGACGACTGGTCGCCGTCCACTGGCGGCGGGATCGGCGGCTGGTACAACGGGGCCAACGCTGCCTGCTCACTGAACTTGCTGTCCAACGGGAAGCTCCAGGCCACGGTGCGGCAATCCGATGGCACCGCCCGCACTGTCACCTCCACGGTTGCTGTGCCGTTCAATGACGGCGACACCGGCTGGGTCGCCGTGTACATCAAGGCCAGCACGCAGATCGCCACCTTCTTCACCGCCACCCTCCCGATAGATGTCACTCCCTCGGGTGCCACTGTTCTCGGAACGGCGTCCCTCCCCGTCACATCCTGGGATGGGACGTGGATCTCATCGACGACAGTGATGATCGGAGCGACCGCCACCGGGGGCGCTGGGATCGCGGGCCGCATCTACCGCGCCTTCGCTACCAACGGCGCCGCACAGGTGTGGGGAGCCGAGATCCTCGATCAGACTCCCGGCGCGACCTCATGGACCACCAGCGTCGGCGAGACGTGGACGTGCACCGGCACCGGTGTCGAGATCGCAGAGCCAGCCGGCGCCTACGGATGCGCGGACCCCAACCTGGAAGTCGTGTTCGAGGCGCTCATCTGTCGGCTGGCGCCAGATGAGCGCGTGTGGATCGACTCGTCCAACCAACGGGTCTGGTACGACGACGGGTCCGGTGACTGGGAGGACGGCACCTCGAAGCTCTGGCTCGGCGGCTCCACCCTGCCCTACTTCTTCTCGTTCTTCGGGGAGGAGGACGCCCGTGTGTGGATGGAGCCGGCCAACCTCCTCGGCCACTCCACCACCGCCGCCTACACGATCTACACGACCAACAAGGTCTGCTCGTAGATGCCCTGGCCGTCAACCTCACCACAGCAGACCATCCTCTGCGTGGGCGACAGCATCACCGAAGGCGTGGGAGCCTCCACCTTCCACGGCCGGTGGCTCGACCTGCTCCAAGACGACCTCCGCTCCGCGAACCCGACGAGCGGCATCGGCGACGGCGGCGGGGTCGCCTACCTCCCCGCATGGCGCAGCTCCACCGTCGGCAACTGCCCGAACTGCGACGACGGCAACCCGACGTGGGCGGGCAGCGTGTCCGCAGGCGCGCCGCTCCCGGTGACAGGCATGGGCTACCGCTCGGGCATCATCGACACCGGTGGCACGATCACCTACCCGGCAGTGACCGGCGACATGATCGAGGTGTGGTACGTGGAGGGCCACGCCATCCCCGACATCGACCCGCTCGAGTTGTCCGTGGACGGCGGCGACCCAATCCTCGTCATCACGGACTGGAACGTCGGGTCCCGCCACGACAACGCCGTGCTGATCGACCTCGGCGACTCAGGCCCCCATGAACTCGTGTTCTCCCGACACGCAGGCGGCGGCGGTGAGGCCCCGATCCTCGGTGGCATCCGGGTGTTCGACGGAGACGGTCCCACGGCGCGCTACCTGTCGTGCTCGGGGTCCACCGGCTACTACTACACCCCCGACTCCGCTGCGGTCTCCGTCGTCGGCGACGTCGACCTGCGGGCCCGCATCCGCCTCGACGACTACGTGACCGAGCAGACCGTCCTCGCCAAGTGGAACTCGTCGCTCACCGACAAGCGGTCCTACCACCTGTCGATCTTCGGGAACAAGATCCGCCTCGTCTGGTCGACCGACGGCACTCTCGCAGGGTCGGTGACCGTCGACTCGTCGCTCATCTCGTTCAACCCCGGCACCGACTACTGGATCAGGGCGACGCTCGACGTCGACAACGCCGGTGCCTATCAGGTGAAGTTCTACCTGTCCACCGACGCCACCAACGACCATGACGCCGTAACGTGGGGCGCGGCCATCTCCACGACCAACGGCGGGTCGACCACCTCCATCCACGACAACAACTCGTGGCTCACCGTCGGCGCGAGGATCGCAGGCACCCCGGCCACCTGCACCGGGCGCATCTACGCCGCCGCAGTCCTGTCCGGCATCGGCGGGACCGTCGCCGCCGAGCCCCGCTTCGACCGGGGACGGTTCCGGGTCACCGACGACACGAACACGAAGTGGTCGCGCAGCGTCGCCACCGGGGCCACCCTCGTGTCGGCCGGGGCCAAGGGAATCCAGATGGTCGACGCCGCCCACTCGGGCGCAGGCACCGACTACTACGTCAACGGCGTCACCGGGTCGAGCCTCTACTACACCGACCTGGCCGACTGGTCGACCACCCTCAGCCCCGACGTCATCATGATCGCGCTGGGGGTGAACGACTGGATCGACTCGATCACCCCGGCCACGTTCAAGTCCAACCTCGAAGCGATCATCGGCGGGCTGCTCGAACCCGACCCGTCGGTGCCGGTGTTCCTCATCGCGTGGTATCAGCCGGACCTCTCCTACGGGGGGGCCTACGGGTGGGCCGACTACGTGTCGGCCATGGAGGAGATCGCAGCGGACTCCACCACCACCTTCCTCGTGGACTTCTCCGCGCCAGCCGCGCCGTCGGTGTCGCTCGGCGATGGTCTGCACCCCGACGACGACGGCCACGCCACCATCGCCACCTACATGCTCTCCGTCCTCAGCGAGTTCTACGGGGTGACCGCCTCCACCCTCCCATCCAGGGTGGTGCCGACCCATGTACTCGGGTGCTCCGACCGCCTCGAGGTCTACGTGCTCGACCGGTCGTCGCAGCGCCAGGTCGACGTGATCCCCTTCACGCAGGTGACGTGGGAGCGGGTGCTCGACGCCACCTCCACCGCCTCGGTCACCATCGGCGGCGCCAACGGGCGCGCCGGCTCGTCGTGCTGCGCTCTGCTCGCCGACGTGCACTGCTGGGCCAACGAGATCGGGATTCACCGCAACGGATCACGGATCTGGGCCGGGCCCATCACCGACATCAAGTTCGACGACGACGCTGCCACCATCTTGGCCGAGGACGTCTCGGCGTGGCTCGGCGAGCGGCGCGTCCACCAGAACCACACCTTCCGGCGGACCGAGTTGACGGTGATCTACAAGGCGATCATCGACGATGCCATGAGCGTGGACAACGTGCCCGGCGTGCAGGTCCGCCGCTCGCGCACCGGCATGCACGGCACCCGCAAGATCCGCACCGACCAGTACCGCATGGCCGACAAGGAACTCGCCGAGCTGGCCCGCGACGGCATCGACTGGACGACCATCGACCGCACCATCTACGTCGGCGGAGCCAACGCCTCCTACCTCCCCCCTCCTGCGACGATCAGGGACGAGCACATCGCTAGCCCCCCCACCGTGAACGAACAGGGTGTCGTGGTCACCGACTTCACCGTCATCGGCGGCGGCAACGGGGACGACAAGGCGACCGTGTGGGGCACCGCGAAGCAGTCGAGCCGGCGCATCAAGAGGATCTACGGCATCCACGAGCAGGTCATCACCGAGGACCGGGTGAAGGACGCCGAGTCCGCCACCACCGCAGCACAGGCCCGCATCGACGCCTTCGAGATCCCACCCGTCACGTTCAGCGGAGGGCAACTCTCCCCCGACTCCCCCTTCCCCATCGAGGAACTGGTCCCCGGTCGCGCCTTCTCCGCCCGACTGCTCGACGGTTGCCGGGTGGTCACCGGCGACTACTTCCTCACGAAAGTCTCCGGGTCCCACAGCGCCACCGAGGACTCGGTGACCATCGAGCTCCAACCGGTCGGGGGGACCGAGCAGTGAGGGGCGCGCACCTCCCCAACGAGGGCGACGAGCTGCTTGACAAGTTGCGGAGCCTCACCCGTCGCATCGAGATGCTCGAGCGCCGCCCCGACGGCCGCATCACCGGACAGGAGTTCCCGGCGTACTGGACCCCGCAACTCCGGGCGGTCACCTCCAACCCCGGCGGCACACGCGACCTGCGCCAAGGCAACTACTTCCTACAGCCGATCATGAACGTCACCGACTGGGTGCTGTGCACCGGCTGGGGGCTGGTGCGGATCGACTCGGCCTCGGCCACCCGCGGCTCCGGCTACTACCTGCTCGACCTGCCCTTCCCTGTGCCCCGCCCGAAGATCGGCGGCGTCCGGGCCGACCCCTGGTACAAGATCGGGACCGTGGACATCGGCTTCGCCGACATCACCCACCGCTCCGGGCTCGGCCTGCACCGCAACGGCATCACCCCCGGCACCGCCGGCGCATCGACCGGCACACAGAAGGCCGCCATCATCACCACCGACACCGACTGGTCCTTCGTCGATGAGGCCCACCCGAAGTCCGGGGTCGATGTCGTCAACGTCCACTACGACTTCTCCTACGCGATACCGAGGCCCTCGTGATGCCCCTCTGGACC